AGTATGATCTCACGGCCAATTTTAAATTATGATCAATGGAACTTTATACAATTAACAAAAACTCTAGTTGATTCATCAGATAAACATGAAATATACATCAATGATTCATCAGGACATGATTCAGGAGTAACTACAACTTCATCTTCTGAGCCTTTTGTCAAAGAATCAATTACTCTAGTAAATAGCTCAGGAATAACTGGTGTTAAAATAGATGCTATTAGATTTAGTAATAACACAGCGGTTTTTACAGAAAATCCTGATTCAGATAGAGATCCAAACACTGAAATAAACTATGAAGGATTTAACACAACAGATCCAGAAGTAACAGCTTCAATTACAAACAATAGATTATCAGGAATTACTATCGTAGATAGTGGAGAAAGATTAATATCATCAACACCAGTATTTTCATCACCAACTGGAACTCCGGCTGACTTTACTGCCGCGGCGTCTGCAGTGATAGATTCTTCAGCTGGTACAATTACATCTATTAATATTACAGACAGTGGAGACTTTTATATTTCTGCTCCTACAGTTACTGTTGCAGCTCCAACAACACCTAAAAATTATATTGTTGGAGAAACTGTAAATCAAACTTTATCTTCTGGTGTTGTTATGCAAGGTGAAGTTTCAAAATGGTCAGACTCAGATAGTAAACTACATTTAATTCACATAGGTGGAGATGACGGAAAGTATCATACTTTCGCTACGTCAACTACTACTACTCCTTTAATAACCGGTTTAACGTCTTCAGCAAGTGGTGTAATAACAGCTATAACTGAAGATAATCAAATATCTAGCAATGAGCAGAACACTGAATTTGATAATATTGGTTTAGACTTTCTTGATTTTACTGAAACTAATCCATTTGGAGATCCTAACTAATGTTTACGTATTTTTATCATCAAAGAATAAGAAAAAGCGTTGCAATCTTTGGAACTCTTTTTAATAACATTTATGTGCTTAGAAAAAATTCAAGTGGTGATGTTATCAGTCAAGTAAAAGTTCCTTTATCATATGCGCCTAAAGAAAAATATTTAGAAAGAATCAGAGAAAATCCTGATCTAGATACTGATACTAAAGTAGCTTTAAAATTGCCGCGTATGTCTTTTGAAATTACTTCATTACAGTATGACGCAGAAAGAGCATTGCCTAGAACAAATAACTTTAGACAGACTTTAACGACGTCAAACTCAGCAGCCGCAAAGACATTTACACCAGCACCTTATTTAATAAGTTTTCAACTAAACGTATATGCCAAAACACAAGATGATGCTCTTCAAATAGTAGAACAAGTTTTGCCATACTTTAATCCTGAGTACACTTTAACTATGAAGCCTTTTACTGATCATGCTTCATTTTTAGAAGATGTTGCGATAGGTATACAAGGTGTGTCGTTTGCCGATGATTTTGAAGGTTCACTAGAACAAAGAAGAACTATAATATATTCTTTAGAGTTCGAAATGAGAACTAATTTCTATGGACCATTGAACGAAAAAGATGTTATTAGAACAGCTGTAGCGTCTACAGGCTTGATGTTGGATTCTGGAGATACAGGATTAATCGGAGATTCAGACGCTAAGTTTGGAACAATAACAGTAACACCTAATCCTACAGATGTATCTTTAGATAGTGATTTTGGATTTAATATTAATGTAGAAAATAGTATAACATGAATGATTCAGACGAAACAGCAAAAAATGATTTTGAACTAGCTAGACAAAACTACCATGAGTTAATTATCAAAGGTCAAGATGCTTTAGACGAAATGATAGAAGTCGCTCGAGCATCTGAACACCCGCGGGCTTTTGAAGTTTTATCAACTCTCATGAAATCAGTAGCTGATGTAAACGGAGATCTCTTAGCTTTACACAGAAAGAAAAAAGATTATAATAAGACAGATCAAAAAGCTTTACCCGCAGGAGTTACTACAAATAACTTATTTGTAGGGTCGACAACTGAATTACAAAAAATGTTAAAAGATGTGAATAGTGATAGAGGCGACAATGTTATCGACATTACAAGCAGACGGTCGGATGACGGTGACTAATGATAGTTACTTAGGTAACCCTAATGTAAAACGTGATGGTGTTCAACAAGAATGGACACAAGAACAAGTGCGGGAGTATGCGAAGTGCATGCAAGATCCCGTCTATTTTGCTATAACATATTGTAAAGTTATTTCTCTTGATCAAGGTTTAGTTCCTTTTAAACTATATCCTTATCAAGAAAAAATGTTCAAACAGTTTAATTCTAATAGATTTAATGTGGTACTTGCGTGTCGCCAATCTGGTAAATCTATTAGTTCAGTAGCATATTTACTTTGGTACGCAATCTTTACTCCAGAACAAACCATAGCTGTTTTGGCCAATAAGGGGCAAACCGCTCGAGAAATGGTTGGCAGAGTCACTCTAATGCTCGAGAATCTTCCGTTCTTTTTGCAACCGGGGTGTAAGTCACTTAATAAATTTTCAATAGAGTTTAGTAACAATTCAAGAATAGTTTCGTCCTCAACTTCAGGATCTTCTATTCGTGGTATGTCTGTAAATTTACTTTACTTAGACGAGTTTGCTTTTGTTGAGAGAGCAGGTGAGTTTTATACTTCAACATATCCGGTTATCTCATCAGGTAAAGACACTAAAGTCATTATTACTTCTACAGCTAATGGCATAGGAAACATATTTCATAAGATATGGGAAGGTGCTGTACAAGGCACAAACGAGTATAAGCCATTTAGAGTTGATTGGTGGGATGTTCCAGGGCGAGATGAAGAGTGGAAAATTCAAACTATTAACAACACATCTCAGATTCAGTTCGATCAAGAATTTGGTAATACGTTCTTTGGAACAGGTGACACTTTAATAAATGCAGACACTCTTCTATCTTTGCGTAGAAAAGACTATAAGATGATAACTAAAGAAGGTGTAAAGATTTATGAGGAAGCTATACAGGCCCATCAATATGTAATGATGGTTGACGTTGCGAAAGGAAGAGGACAGGACTATTCTACTTTTAATGTAATCGATATTAGCTCTACGCCGTTTAAACAGGTCGCTGTGTATCGCGATAACCTTATCTCTCCATTACTCTTCCCTAATATTATATATAAAATCGCAGAATCTTACAACAAAGCTATGGTTGTTATTGAATCAAATGATGCCGGTCAGGTCGTGTGTAATGGGTTATATCATGATTTAGAATATGAAAATATGTTTGTTGAGTCTACGATTAAAGCAGATTCTCTTGGCATTAATATGACAAGAAAAGTCAAAAGAATCGGGTGCTCAGGTATTAAAGACTTATTAGAAGAAAAGAAGCTGGATATTGTAGATGAAGATACAATATTAGAAATCTCTACATTTGTAGCTAAAGGCCAGTCATATGAAGCCACTGAAGGAAATCATGATGACTTAATGATGAACTTAGTGTTGTTTGGTTACTTTATAGGAACAGTATATTTTGGAGAACTTACAGACGTGAACATAAAGCAAATGTTATTTGAACAAAGAATGGAAGAAATAGAAAGAGACACGGTCCCATTTGGATTTTACGATAATGGATTAAAAGAAGACGAAGAGAAAAAAGAAGATCCTTGGTCTATTAATCATGAGGACGAATTCTATATTTTATAATTTTTAAAAATTATAAATAGAATTAAGTGAATATTCGTATTATGAGAACTTATAATTTTTTAAATGGAAAAGGAAGAGACTCATGGCTTTAAACCCATCAGCGTCTCCAGCAGTAGTTGTCAAAGAGATTGACTTAACATCTTCTGTGCCAGGAATAACCTCTCCAGCTGGCGCGTTCGTCGGCGGTTTTAGTTGGGGTCCTGCAGAAGAAGCAACTCTAGTAGCAAATGAAGCTGGACTCGTAACAGTTTTTGGCGCGCCGAGCACGTCAAACAATATTGATTTCCATTCCGCCGCATACTACCTAAGATACTCTTCAGATCTGTATGTGGTTAGAGAATTGGGAACGAGTGCTGCTAATGCCTTTGGCGGAGCAGACTCAGGTGCCTCAGCACCACTAGTTAAAAACGAAGATAACTTCGAATCGCAAACATCAGGATTAGATTCAGACGGCCATCAGTGGGTAGCTCGATACGCCGGTGCTCTTGGAAATAGTCTAAAAGTTTCAGTTATTGGCCAATCAGCTTCAGATTCAGATTTTGATGCTTGGGCATATACAGCTGAATTTGATGCTGCGCCTGATTCAAACGAACTTCATGTTATAGTAGTAGATGAAGATGGAGACATCACTGGTACTGCTAACACAGTTCTAGAAAAGTTTTCTTTTGTTGGAACACAAACAACAGCAAAAAATACAGACGGATCATCTAATTATGTCAATGATGTAGTTAATAACAGATCTCACTGGGTCCATGCAGTAGGAGCAATCGCTTCTGGCACTCACTCACTAGCATCAGGAGCTGATGGTGGAGCACTTGGAACTTCACACTATGCTTCAGGTTTTGATCTGTTTGAAGATGTAGATACTATCACAGTAGACTTTTTAATTGCTCCAGGCATGTCTGCTGCAGCTGACCATAGAACAGTAGTAAATGATCTTGTATCCATTGCTCAAACAACACGAAAAGATTGTGTTGCTGTAGCATCTCCAAATAGAGCTGCTGTAGTTCAAAACGCAGGTTCTGAAGTTACAGATATTACAACAGCTTTAAACGGTCTAACAAGATCCTCGTATCTTTTTGTTGATTCCAACTACTTAAAGGTATATGATAAGTATAACGATACATATATCCATATTCCTGCTGCTTCTTCAACAGCTGGCCTAATGGCCGCGAGTGCAGTAAATGCCGCACCGTGGTTCTCACCCGCAGGTACTCGAAGAGGCCAATATCAAGGTGTAACTCAACTTGCATTCCAACAAACAAAAGGAAATAGAGATACGCTTTACAAAGCAGGTATTAACCCAATATCTAACATTCCTGGAGAAGGAATCTTGCTATACGGTGATAAGACTCACCTATCAAGACCTTCGGCATTCGACAGAATTAACGTTCGTAGATTGTTCCTAGGAATCGAAAGATCGATCGCAGAAGCGGCCAAAGCTGTTATCTTTGAATTCAATGATGAGTTTACTCGAGCTGAATTCACAGGTATTGTTGAACCATTCCTCAGAGAAATTCAAGGTGCAAGAGGCATCACAGATTTCAAAGTGGTTTGTGACGAAACAAATAACACTGCAGCGGTTGTAGATAGAAATGAATTTGTTGCAGACATCTTCATCAAGCCAGCACGTTCAATCAATTTCATCACGCTTAATTTCGTGGCTGTAAGAACAGGTGTTGACTTCGAAGAAGTTGTCGGAACAGTATAAGTAGCTTAAAGGAGAAAAAACATGGCTATTCTTAGAGTAGACGACTTCAAAGCTGCTTTGAAAGGCGGCGGTGCAAGACCCAATCTGTTTCAAGCAACCGTTACATTTCCAGCAGCTGTTAATGCAGGTGGAGACATTGCATTAACCACATTCATGTGTAAAGCAGCACAGTTACCTGCCTCAGTAATGACACCTATTCCAGTAGGATTTAGAGGTCGACAGTTACAGATTGCAGGAGACAGAACGTTTGAACCGTGGGTAGTAACAATCATTAATGATACTGATTTTACTGTCCGTAATTCAATGGAACGTTGGATGAATGCTATTAACGCACACTCATCAAACACAGGTTTAACTAACCCATCATCATATCAGTCAGACATTGCTGTAGATCAGCTTGACAAAGATGGAAGTATCTTAAAAAGATATGTGTTTAGAAGCGCGTTTCCAACAAACGTTAGTGCTATTGATTTGGCATATGACACAAACGATACTATCGAAGAGTTCACAGTTGAGTTCCAGTTACAGTACTGGGAAGCAATTACTACTTCGTAAATATCGAATAAATAGTAGAGTGGAGGGGAGAAATCTCCTCCAATCATCAATTTAAGGAATTATCATGGCAGAACCTAGTATCAAGTTATTTGGCTTTGAGATAAAAAGAACCAAAGCTGCGGAACAAGAAGAAAAGAAAAAAGTTTCTATCGTCCCTAAAAATGATGAGGACGGTGCTGGATACGTAACGGCTTCTGTCTCTGGTCACTACGGACAATATGTAGATATTAATGGCGACCAAGCAAAAGATAACCACCAATTAATCATGAAGTACAGAGGGATTTCTATGCATCCCGAAGTGGATATGGCAATTGAAGACATTGTAAACGAATCAATTGTAACAGGTGGTATCGATAAACAAATAGAGATTAACTTAGATAATGTAAAAGCTCCAGTAGGAATTAAGAATAAAATTACAGAAGAGTTTGATAACGTATTAAATCTTTTAGATTTTAATGATAATGGACATGATCAGTTTAGAAGATGGTACGTAGATGGCAGACTTTATCATCACCTTGTGGTAAATGAGGCTAACCCTAAGGCAGGCATACAAGAAGCAAGATATATTGATGCGACTAAGATCCGTAAAGTAAAAGAAGTTAAAACACGAAAAGATCCTCAAACTGGTGCTAAAATTATAGACAAGGTTGATGAGTATTACATATATCAAGAAAAACCTGGCCAACAGAATAGTGGAATTAAAATAACAGGAGACTCTGTTAGTTATGTGACTTCAGGTCTTTTAGATGAATCTCGTAAAAAAGTAGTCTCGCATTTACATAAAGCTATTAAACCTGTAAATCAATTACGAATGATGGAAGACTCGCTAGTCATTTACAGATTAGCTA